AGCTTCTGGTATAGAATACAAGAGACGTAAAGATCGAGGAGATTACAAAAAATAATGGCTACAAGAATTAAAACTCAATTTAAGAACAACAAACAAGGCTGGACATCTAAATTAATGACGCCTAAAGGGGTTAATACTCCTTATAATGGTAGTTATATGAACAGCAAACTAGGAGATGTTAAAGTTTCCAATAAGAGTTTGGAAACCTTTTACGGAGATAAAATAAAACCCTAAGAAAGGATCAATGAATTTAGAAAGTGCTATTGTACAACTCAATCGGTTTTTAACAAAACGGATTCAAGATTTATCTATATCTATTACTTCGGGCGGGGTTGACAACATGGAGAAATACAATTATATAATAGGACAAATAAATGCCTTAGAGGCAACACGACAGGAACTCTCTAACCTGCTGGATAACAAGGAGCAAAAAAGTGAAGGAACAGTCATCGACATCAAACCTACCAAAACATAAACCAGCATTAGAAGAAAAGTATAAGTCGGAAGACGCCAAATTACCAAAGCCAACGGGATGGCGACTTTTAGTTTTACCTTTCAAAGTGAAAGATAAAACCAAAGGTGGATTAGTATTAGCGGAAGCTACGTTAGAACGACAACAAGTAGCTTCGCAATGCGGTCTAATTTTGGCAATGGGTCCACAGTGCTATCAGGACAAGGAACGTTATCCTCAAGGTCCGTGGTGCAAGAAGGGGGATTGGGTAATGTTTGCCCGATATGCGGGATCCAGAATTAAGATTGAAGGGGGAGAAGTCCGTTTGCTAAATGACGACGAAATTTTAGCAACCATCAAGAGTCCAGAAGATCTCTTGCATGAATTTTAACCATAGGAGGAAACTATGCCTGAAGAAAAGAGCAAGAAAACAGTCGACATTGATACGTCTGGCCCAGGAGCCGAGGTTGATGTTGCTGAAGAAAAAGTAAAAGAAGAAGGAGTCGTAGAGACAGAAGCCACGGAACAAGAACCAGAAACCAAGGTAGAAGAAACAGAAACAGTTAAAGAAATTAAAAAAGAACAAAAGAAAGACGACGAACAACTTGAAGAATATAGTAAGGGGGTTCAGTCTCGTATTTCCAAATTAACCCGTAAGATGCGCGAAGCTGAAAGACAGCGTGACGCGGCTACGGAATATGCGAGAGCGGCTGAAACAAGTCGGCAAACGTTAGAACAACGTTTTGTTAAGACAGACTCTGATTATATTAAAAGGTTTGAGTCGAGCGTCAAAGAAGGAATGGACTCAGCCCAAAAAGATTTGGCTCGAGCCATTGAATCTGGAGACGCTAAAGCACAAGTCGAAGCCAATAAAAAGATCGCTACTTTAGCATTTGATAATGCTAGATTAGAACAAAGCAAAGAGATGAGAGAAACACCAGCAACACCTGCTGATGTGAGAGAACCTCAACAACCTTCTTCTCAACTTCCTGCTTCTGATCCACAGGCTGACGCTTGGGCTTCTAGAAACACATGGATTGGTCAAGATCGAGCCATGACATTTACTGCGTTCGAAATTCATAAAGATTTAGTGGACAAGGAAGGTTTTGACCCTAAATCGGATGAATATTATGCTGAAGTAGATAAAAGAATTCGTGTTGACTTTCCGCATAAGTTTGGTACAAGTGATAATAAGTATACGACCGAGCCCGTTCAGACGGTCGCTTCTGCAAAAAGAAGCGTGAAGCCTGGTCGCAAAACTGTGAGACTCACTTCTTCACAGGTCGCTATTGCGAAAAAATTAGGAGTGCCACTCGAAGAGTACGCAAAACAATTAAAAAACACGAAGGGAGTAGTATAAGCGTATGAAAAAAGAAGATACAAAACAACCTCGTGCGAGCCAAACACGGTCCAAATCTGAAAGACCAAAAGTGTGGGTTCCTCCATCATCTCTAGATGCACCTCCTGCGCCTAAAGGATTTAGGTACAGATGGATCAGAGCTGAAGTTGCAGGATTTCAGGATACGAAAAATATCCAAGGACGAATAAGAGAAGGTTATGAACTCGTTCGTTCTGAAGAAATCGAAAATGCTTCAGATTATCCAGTCATCGACGAAGGTCGATACAAGGGGGTAGTAGGGGTCGGTGGCCTTTTGCTTGCAAAGGTTCCAGAAGAGATTGCGCAGCAACGTACAGACTATATGACACGACGTCATACAGATCAAAACGAAGCTATAGAACACGATCTTATGAAGGAGCAGGATAAGAGGATGCCTATCAATATTGACAGGCAGTCTCGTGTAACCTTCGGTGGTACAAAGAAAACCTAGTTTTCTCGGGATAACAACCAATTCCCTACCAACGAATTTTTTAACCGTTTACAGGTAAAACTGTAAACATAGGAGTAACAAACTATGGCAAATAGTAACACGCAAGGTTTTGGACTTATTGCGGCAGGAACGTTGGGATCAACTCCAGCGACTTCAGGCAAGGTAAGTACTTTATCGATGCAAACTATGCTACTACAATATATAGTGGTGGGCAGGTTTCTTCCGCAGCAGGGTATGTCACTGAAGGTCAACAGACCGCAGACAATCCTACTTTGGGAGTACTAAATGGAATCTTCTACAATGCGGCTACAACTTTGAAGCCGACATGGTCGAACCATTATGTACAAGTAACCCCTGCGAATTCAGAAGACATAACTGCTTTCGTATACGATAACCCACAACAATTATATGTAGTATCAACAGACAAGTTGCTCGCACAAGCTGGATATTTAGAAACGTATGACATGAATGCCTCTGCTGGTAGTACAACTACTGGTAAGTCTTCAGCTACTCTAGATATCGACGACACAAGTGCGGACGCAGCCACATGGCGATTGTTAAGATTAGCAGAAGATCCGTCAAATTCGGATATGACTGCTATCTACACATCCGTAGTAGTTGTTCTAAACCTGATTGAATTACAATCATAATAAATAGGAGTATATAGAAAATGGCAATATCACGAGCACAGCTAGTTAAAGAACTAGAGCCAGGCCTAAATGCACTATTTGGTCTGGAATACAAACGGTATGAAAATCAACATGCTGAAATATACGTTCAAGAATCTTCTGACAGAGCTTTCGAAGAGGAAGTTATGTTATCAGGATTTGCGAATGCTGATGTAAAAGCGGAAGGGCAAGGCATATCATATGACGAAGCTCAAGAAACTTTTACAGCACGTTACACTAATGAGACTATCGCTCTAGCATTTGCGATAACAGAAGAAGCTATCGAAGATAACCTCTACGATAGAATTGCTTCTCGTTATACAAAAGCTTTAGCAAGATCTATGAGCAATGCTAAAGAAGTAAAAGCAGTCAATCCATTAATTAATGGTCTACCATCTGGTAGCTTTAAAACTGGAGACGCTGTAACTTTATTTAGTACTGAGCACCCAACGATTGCAGGAGTATTTAGTAATACTTTAGCAACTGCGGCAGATCTTAATGAAACGTCAATGGAGCAAGCTTTAATAGACATTGCTGCAATGACTGACGAACGAGGTCTTAAAATTGCTGCTAGAGGAGTGAAAATGATCATTCCTTCTAACACCCAATTTACTGCTGAAAGATTATTTAAATCTCAAGGCAGAGTGGGAACAGCTGATAATGATATCAATGCAACTAAATCTATGGGAATGATTCCTCAAGGATACAGAGTGAATAATTTCTTAACTGATACGGATGCATGGTATATTATTACAGACGTGCCAAATGGCATGAAAATGTTCAATCGTGCCCCATTGACAACTGCAATGGAAGGCGATTTCGATACTGGGAACGTTAGATACAAAGCTAGAGAAAGATACGTCTTCGGATGTTCTGACCCTAGAGGTATTTACGGCTCACCAGGAGCGTAATAACATTAGAGATGAGGCCGCCTCAAAACGGCCTCATTTCGTTTATAAAGATAGAAATATGAAAAACTTCCGAGTACAAATCCATTATGAAGGCTATCACGGTGAAACAAACGTGATGGCTGAAGACACCCAGGAAAGTGTTGAAAAATCACTCCTTGACAAACTAGGACAAAATAAGGTAAAACTGGAGAAAGATGGATTTACCCGTGGTAAATGGATAACCTATGAGGAGGTTATAAATGACGGAAGACCTGTACATTACGAAGAAGTCCTTGGAACTAGAGTGGCAACACGAGCACCTGAAGGACGGGAAGCATAATATTCGGATGATTGAGATCAATAGACAAATCCAGGATGTTATCAAAAAGATCATTGCCAAAGAGTTTGAAGCAGATACTCTTCAAACTAAAGTAAACGCCGCCAAGGCTGAAGTTTCGATAGCCACTTAAGCGCTATCAAAAATCATACATTTCTGTAGGGATACCTTGCGCTGAACGCAAATCTGCGCTATAGATTAATTACTATACAATTATTTAATGAATCTAGACGCGTATAGTCGACGGCCTAGAGACTAGATTCACAAACTAGGAGGATTATAATTATGGCATCAACATTGTTTAGAGGCCCAGTATTAGTTGGGAAGAAAAACGAAGCAGGAGTAACTGGATTCAATATCGAACAGAAGGATTCAAATTACACGGTCGTTATTTCTACTGATTCTGGAAAAACCTTTTTATCAAACACTACGGATGTAGTATTCACACTACCCGCAATTGCTATTGGGAATGTATTTACCTTTGTAAATACAGCAGCAGATGGTGGAAACAATCTCACTATCGATCCTGATACCAATGATGGTATTTTGTATTTAGGCTCTTTGACAGACAACAAAGATCTTATTAATACTGCAAGTACATCAAAAGTGGGAGACTATGTTACCCTTGCATCTTTGAACTCAACTGCCTTTTGGACAGTTGTAGATGCTCAAGGTGTTTGGGCTAAAGAGTAATAGATAAACTGTGAGCTCCTTCGGGAGCTCACATAATAAGGAAATAAAAATATGAGTACATATCCAGTGGATATAAAAACAACTAGACTTACTGCGACAGGAACTATTTTTGATGGTCCGGCTAGAGTACTAGGATT